TACAAGAATTAAAAGCACATAAAACTAGATTATTAGCTTCTAAGTTGCATAGAGAGTTAATAGTAACAGGTAGATTAGAACCTACAATAGATGGTAATATAAAATTTAATAAAACAGGAGAAGTTCCTTATGAAGATTATCCTGCAAAACCTAATAGTATAATAGATTCTCCTATATGTATAATTAATCCTCCTTATAATAGAGGAGTAGGAGTACCAAAACACATGTATAGAATATCTGTAGACCCTTATAGAAATGATAGTTCTACAGGAGATTCAATAGGAAGTGTTTGGGTTGTAGAAAACCCTAATAACTTAACAGCATATAAAGGAGATAAAATTGTAGCTTGGTATCATGCTAGACCTAGAGACCAAGCAGATTTTAATAAAAATTTATTTTATTTAGCTAAGTACTATAATTGTAAAATAGCACCAGAAAATGATGAACCTGGAGGTATTATAGATTATGCTAAAGTTAATAAACTACTATATTTATTAGAAGAAGAATTTGAATTAGCTTATGATGAAAGAATAAAAACTAAATCAACTAGTAAAAAATCGTATGGTATGCATATTGCATCAGGTAAAGACGATTTAAGAAAATTACAAGGAGATAAGTATATACAAGAATGGTTATGGAAATCTAGAGGTATGTCAGAAGAAGGCCCTATTCTTAATTTACATTATATATATGATATAGGATTTATAGAAGAACTTATACAATATGGACAAGGTAAAAACGCAGATAGAATTTCTTCTTTTAGAATTAATATGTATTATGAAAGAGAATTTTTATACAAAGGAAAAACAATAAATACTCAAGTAAAACAAAAAGATAGTTTTTTTACAATGAACTTATTTAATTAAAATATAATGATTAAACCCGAACAGTTATTACCATCAAATCAAAAAGATGAATTATGGTATAAAAATAATGCTTTATATTGGAATGCTACTATACCATTATTGCCTGTAGATAAAATAAATAAACGATTAGATAAAGCTAGTGGTAAAATAGATTCTAAAGACTATACACATATAACAAATCCATTTAATAGTAAGCAGGAAAAAAGTATGCCTGCTAAACTAGAAAATGTAGATATTATTTCTCCTATATTTAAACAATTAATTGGAGAATTTATAAGAAGACCAATAGAAGGAATAGCTTTTAATAAAAATAGTGATTTATTAAAACAAAAGCAAAAACTAAAACATGAATTAATATTAGAAAGTTTACAACAAAGAGCTACTAATAAACTAATTGAGCTTGGATTGTTTGTACCTAATCAAACTGATGAACAAGGTCAACCTATAAACCCTCCTTTGTCTCCTGAATACATAGAAAAAGAAGTAAGTAATTTAGTAGAAAAGAAAACAGAATATGCTCAAGGACTTTTAGATTATATTTATAATAATAATCAATTATCATTAGAATTTAAAGAAATATTTTATTATTATGCAGCAACTGGAATAGCTATTTCATATAAAGATGTTATAAATGGTAATATAGTTTATAAATTAATTAAACCTAGAGGTTTTGGATATATAGCATCTGATGGAGTTAGATATATAGAAGATAGCGAAGCTGTAAAAGTGCATTATTACAGAAGTTACACAGATTTAGTAGCAATGTTTGATGAATATGAAGATTTTACAGAAGATATAAGAACAGACTTAAAAAATAAATCAGTATATGGTGCTAATCAAGGTAGTGGCTTTTATGAGATTTTCAGTCAACACTATTACGGAAATAGTTATCCTAATAGACATGATGTAGAAACAAATTCTTCTACATTAGACAGGCATTTAATTACACATATTCAATGGAAATCTTTAACTAAAATATACAGAGTATATACTAAAGATGAATTTGGAGATGATATGTTTGTAGATTATGATGATAATTACATACCATTAGATACAGATGTTTATGATACTAGAATTTGTACAGAAAGGCACGAAGTATTTATTATTAATAATAAACATATAATAGGTGGCAAACCAGTAGAATTTGGAAGAGGTGATTATGAAAATCCTAATATTTGTCCTTGTTCTTATAATGGTGTATTAGTACAATCTTATTTAGATGATGTTAGTACTATAATAGATACTTTAGATGTTTATCAATCTACTTATAATGTTTTAAAATATGTTATACAGAAAACTATAAATAAAAGCAAAGACAAAATTGCGTCTATTCCACTTTCTCTTCTAAATGGATTTAAAGACACATCTAAAGATGTTCGTCAAATCATGGATAAAGATGGAACTATGGTAGATATAAAAACTAATGATAGTACTTATTCAGCTATAGCAGAAAGTTTATATTTTGCAGATGCAACACAGTTTTTATTTATAGATGATAGTGAATTAACTCCAGAACGAGCTCAAGTAGCTTCTCAATTATTAAGACAAATAGATTTAGGATTAGGAAATTATATAGAATATTTGTATAATTATGCTTTACAAATAAAAGAAGAAGCTTACGAAACTATTGGATTTAATAAAGGAAGAAGAGCAGCTACAGAAGAAAGAACAGCAGTTTATAATGCCAGACAAGGACAATATGTAGGTACTTTACTTACAGAAGAATTATTTGAAGATTTTAGACTGTTTATGGAAAAAGAATTATTAGGAATAGTAGATTTAGGTAAATTTGTTTATAATAACGGTTTAAAAGCTACATTTACTAAACCTGATTACGAATTAACTAGTTTAGAAATACCACCTTTAGGATTAAGTAATTCTAATATAGGTATAACAGTAAAAGTTGGAGGTAAAACTAGAGAAGACTTTGAAACTTTTAAAGCTCAAGTTATGCAAATGGGTGGAAATAATTTACCTTTATCAAGCATTGGTAAAATTATGAGTAAAACTCAAAATTTTGATTCTTTAATTAGAGATTTAGAAGCTAAAGAACAAGAAATGTCTCAAATGCAACAACAGTCTCAACAAGCTTTAAATGACTTAGAAAGACAAAAACTAGAATTAGAAACTAGAAAAGTTGATATAGAGGAAAAAAGAGTAAATGGGGAACTTGAAATTAAAGCAGCTTCAGTAGGTTTACAAGCTTTACCAAAAGAAAATGGTACTGAAATGATTAAAATAGCTAATGAAAATAGTAAAAATCAACAAGACTCTTTATTAAAATTAGGAGATTTACAACTTAAACACGAAAGTGAAGCTACAAAAAGATACGTAGCTGATACAAACTTTAAAATAGCAAAGGAAAATAAACCTTGATGGCGAGAAAGGCTGAACTTCCTTTAATATATATAGCATTTTATTTTTATTTTTAACAACAATTATATATTTTCAATTATGACAGATGGATTAGACAAACTATTTGATATAGCAGAAGAAGAAAAAGTTAATGAAACAGCTTTTACTGCTCCTATTACAGATGATAGTCAAGAAACTGACGAAATTACAGATAGTACAGATTTACAAACTGTTACAAATTCAGAAGATTCTACTGAAGAAACTGATGATAGTGAATTAATAGCCCAATTTAAAGAGTTGACAGGCTATGAAGGTAATGTAATCGATTTAAGTGTCGAAGGAATTGCAGCAGTAGTAAAAGAGATTAAAGCTGATATAGCTAAAAACTATGAAGCTTATGATAATGACCCAGAATTAAAAGCTCTTATTGAATGGAAACAGCAAGGTAATAATATTAAAGATTATTTTTCTGTACCACAAAAATTTGATAAAAGTCTTTTTGATGTAGAAAACGATGCTCATGTAGACGCAGTTTTTAAATCATATTATTCAGGACTTAAACAGTTATCAGAAGAAGAAGCACAAGAACAAATAGATTTGTTAAAAGCTTCACCTGATAAACAAAAATTAAGATTTGCTACAGCTTTAGACGCTATTGCTAAAGATGTAGATGCTAAGTACGATAATTATATAGCTGAATTAGAACAAAATAAACAAAAAGCTATAGAAGAAGGTAAAGTTTTAGCTTCTGTAGTAGAATCAGGAGATTTTGGAACTATAAAATTAACTAAAGATGAAGTTTCAGGATTTACTTCTTTTTTAAATGATACAGTTACTTATGAATCAAAATGGGCTTCTTTACAATCAGACCCTAAAAAAATAGCAATAATGGAATTTTTAGCTTATAATGATTGTGATTTAAGTAAATTAAGAGGTATTACAACTATTAATTCAAGTACTAATCAAAGAAAAGTTCCTAATTTAATTAGAGGAGGAGAATCTACAGAAAGTAAGAGAAATACTAGTAGATTAACAGAAGATGAAGTTTTAAGTGCACTTAGAGGCATTAAATAATATAGTAAATTAATTAATAACAGTAAATAAAGTAAACTATGGCGTTAGGATTGGCCTTTAATAAAGACCTACAAATCTACGAAGCTAAACCAGGAGATGGTGTAGTAAATGCTTCTAGCAGACTGCATATAGCTAATGCAAGGTTGTCTCAACCAGAGTATATTAACTCAGCAATAACCTATATGGCTGGTAATGGAGGAAATTACCAAACACAAAACTTTCCACTATTCTTAGAATTGTATGGTAAGGGTAGAAAGAAAGGTATTAAGAATATTGATAATAGGTACAAAATTAAGATGTACGGTAAACCTAAAAGAATTACTACTATATCTAAAGCTATTACTCAAACAAACTGTGGTGCTAATGGAGCACATTTTAAATTGATAATGGCAGACAATTTGTTTGTTAAAAATCAAGAAATTAGTACTAATGGACTTAATCCTCTTACATTAAAAGTAATGAGTGATGGTAAATTGATTACTAAAGGACAAGTAGAATACCAAGTAAAAAGAGTAGGTGTACCTGTAGCTACAGCTATACCAGCACAATTTTTAACTGTAGGTACTAAATGGGCAGGTGGTTTAGTTAAAGTATCACAAGAAAATTCTCATGGTACTAAACATAGAACATGGCAAACTCCTTTTGAACTTGAAAACCAACTAACTACTTTTAGAAGAAGTTATAAAGTTTCAGGTAACGTAGAAAACAAAAGACTAGCAATGCCTATTCAACTTCCTGATGGCAGACAAGTAACATTGTGGACAGACTGGGATTATTACAATAACGAATTAGATTTTGCAGTTCAAAGAAATGAAGATTTGATATTTTCAGAATTGAACATGGATGCTAATGGAGTTGTACATGATTTTGATGCTGATAGTGGAGAAGTAGCTCGTTCAGGTATGGGATTGTGGAATATGATTACTAATAAAGTAGAATATGCCACATTAACAGAAAAGAAACTTGATGAAACTATTCAAGATATTTTCTTCCAAACTACTTCACCTGTAGGACTTAATGGAGAATACATAATTACAGGAGGACTAGGTTTACTTAGAGACTTTGATAGAATTATGAAATCTAGTGCTAGAGGATTCTTGCAGCTAATTAGCGAAGACCACTTTATGTCTAAAGGAGAGAAAGGTTTAAGGTATGGTAATTATTTTACAGAATATAGACATTATTCAGGTAAAGTTATTAAAGTAGTTTATGACCAAGCTTTTGATAAATCAGCTAGAGCTGAAACTTCTGAAAGACACCCTATAACTGGACTTCCTATTATGTCTCATTCAGGTATGGCATTAGACTTTTCAGAAGTAGAAACTGGTGATGGTATTACTTCAAATATAACTATGTTGTATGAAGAAGGTAGAGAGTTTATAGAAAAATACGCTATTGGTATGGCTAAACTTTCTTTTGCTCCTGAAACTCAATTTGTAACTACAGATGTGGATGAAAGTGCTGTTCACAAAATGGCAACTCATGGTATTTGGTTACATAGTCCATTAACTTGTGCTAAATTTATTTGTAAAGTAAACTAATACAATTAATGCAAAATATATATAAATTTTCCCCAGTAGCATCTAGTAAATTTTCACCAGAACTTTTAGAAGCTACAACAATTAATTACTGTCCTCCTTTAGATAGAAATACTAGAACTGAATTAACAGGACTCTCTAGAGAAGAGATAGAGAAGTTCCTACCTTCAGTTATAGGAGTAAATTCTACTAATAATGATTTTCTACAAAAAGTAGAAGAATATTATAGAGAATTTAGTGAAAGTGTTCCATATAAAGGAAAAACTATAGACGCTTCACTTGATTCTAATGGAATGCCAGTAAAACCAATAGAGTATCTATTATATAGAATAGTTGAAAAGGATAAAACTGTAGCTAAAGATGAAGATGTTAGTTCAGCAGATGGACAATTTTTTACATACAAGCTAGAAAGTTTATCAAACCTTAAACAAAAACAAGAAGATACTTTTAATGTTATAAAGGAAAGTACAATAGCTTATACTAAATTAGTATCTAGTGAAAATACTGAACCTAAATTAAGACAACTTAAATCAATAGTACTTCTTAATAGACAATTGTTGGAATTAGGTATAGATGAAGTAAATGATGCAAGTAGAATAACTACTGAAATTCATTTAAAAACTGTACAAGAAAAAAATCCGCAAGCTATTATAGATGCTCTAGAAGATAAAGACCTAGCATATAAAGCTTATATAGAATTATTTTTAGATTATGGTTTAGTATCTTTAGAAGGTGATGAAATTCATTTTGAAGGTTCAAAATTATCTACTAATAAAAAAGCTTTAATAGGAGTTTTAAGAAGTAACAATACAGTTTATGCTACTTTAATAGGTAGATTAAGAAAACAATTAGGAGTTAATAATCTAATAAAACCAGAAACGGTTGAAGGTACATGACAGTAGGAGAAATTTATTTACAGATAAAGCAAGGTTTAGTTCAATTAGGAAAATATGCTGATGGGCAGATTATAAATAGTGAATTAAACTTAGCTTTAGATGTTGAATTAATTAATTTAGTAGCAGAAGTTTTAAAAAGTTCTGCTACTGAAACTACTACATTTTTCTCTATACTTCTTAATGATATAAAAAAAGAAGTTTCTTTATCTACTGAAAAAGAAGGAAATGAACTAAAAGCTATTTTACCTGATGATTGTGAAGTTCCTTTAAAAATTAGTTTAAAAATAGAACAATCTAAATTACACACTAACCACAAATTAATAATAGGTAATTTGTATAAGCCTGTAGAAGAAGCTCAAATTAATAATAAATGGTATAAATCTACAGATATAGTTAAAGCAACACAAGAAGAATTTTACGGTAAAGTTAATGAAATAACTTATGTTACTGTAGGAACAAGACTTACAGGAAGTGATAAGATAGATATGTATAGAACTTCACAGTTTTATAAAAGTACTACACTTTCACCTTTAAGTACTCTTATAAATAAAAACATATCAGTTTTTACTTCTTGTGCTGGAGAAATTATATTAGCTTATTATAAAAGTCCTATAACTTTTAAAACGTTAAAGCCTGATGAACAAAGTCCTTATTCGGAAATTGTTAATGGTGAATTAATAAAATTAGTAATAAATAATATTAAACAAAGATAATATGAAAAACGTATTTGTGCTTGCAGATTTAGCACTAGCTACATCAAAACAACTATCAGCTCTAGGAGTTGGAGAAATAGGTGCTTTTGGTATTGATACAGACAATACTTGGAAACCTGTAGCTTCTAACACAACAGCTAAATTTGTAGGTTTTGCTATAGGTAATGGTACAGCCGCACCGTATAGAACTCCTCTTATTCAAACAGATGTTTTGAATTATAGTCTAACTACTGCTGCTTATGCTGCTGATGTTCATGCTAGTCTAGTATGTACTCCAGATATTACAGGTTATACAGCTAACGCTTTAGACCAAATAACATTAGTTTTAGAGACAGAATCTCCTAATAATAATGATTCTAAAGCTAGAGAAACTTTTACTATTGTAGGAAAAGCAACTGTAGCTAGTATTGCTTCACAGATGGCTGCTACAATTAACCAATTGTCTAAAAACTATACTTGTACATCTAACAGTACTACTTTTACAGTAACAGCTAAGGATTTAGGAGTAATTAGATATAGCTATTATGTTGAAAGATATGATGGAGCTTTAACTCCTTTACCTACTATAGCATTTACTACTTATACTCCTCCTACATTTGGTTCAGGAACTCCTGATAGAATTAAAGAGCTAGTTGATAGAGCTTTAGGACATTTAGGAAATACTGAAACTATTTATTCTTATGATAGACCTGTACCTAGACAAGCTGTTACTGGAACTAAATATACTACTTTAACTTTTGGATATAAAGAAAACAAAGTAACTGAACCTACAAGAGATACAGATTATCCTTACATAGAGTTAGTGTTTGCTTGTGATGTTACTGCTGCTAGTCCTAGCACTTTAGTTGCAGATTTGACAACATTTATATCAACAGTATTCTAATATACACATAATGCTAAAATTGATAGATTATAATTCCGAAAGGATTGTTGTTGTTTACACAGATTGTTCCCCTACTCTTGATAAGAGTAGGGTTCAGTCTGTTGTATTACAAACAGGAGGTGATTCCAGTTGTGGAATTTTACCTAATAATATTATAACTTATCAACAACAAGAAGGTATAGAATTATTAAGTGGACAAAGCAAAATAATAGAGTATTATAATTTACAACAAGATATACCTAATAATTTTAATTTAGTTATTAATACATCTGGATTATATCCAATAGAATTTTCTGCTATAGGTAGTAATGTTGTAGAAGGAAATCAGATATTAAATGATTTTAAAGATACTGATTTAATATTTATAAACGGTAATCAATACACTATTGATAAAAGTAGAAGTACTAAAAATAAATTAATTTTATATACTCCTTTAATTAGTACTTCTAATACATATTTAATACCTATAGTAAGTAAAGAAGTTTTATTTCCTTTAGAATTTTTTAAATCTAAAGCTATAAATCATATTACTTCTATAAAAGATGTATGTTGTTCTAATGAAATAGACAAAGGTACAGATTTTGCTTTTAAATTTTTAGCTTTACAACAAGCTATTAAATGCAATAATCAAGAAGAAGCTTTAACTTTATTTAATTATCTTGTAGCATGGACTTAACTTGTTGTATTCCTAAAATATCTGCTAGAGAAGCTCTATTGCATAATAACCTAATGAGTGATGAAGGTATTAAATGTAAAGAAAAGCTTCTTTTTTTATATAATTTTCTAGAACTTCAAGGTTGTAATTTAAATTTATACCCTAAAGTAATTTCTAATGTAAAAGCTATTTGTGGAAATTCTTGTTGTGATACAGTTGTAACTACTTCGTTAATATCTACAGATTTAGTTGTAGATATTAAAATATCATGTGATGAAAATATAATAGCTGAATCTTTTGTAATATATTAAGATAATGAAAATAATAATAAGTTTACAAAAACCTCTACAAAATTATACTTTTGGATATAGCTTATATGAATCACCTGATACAGCTACTTGGTATGATTCTAATATTATTAATATAAGTAATTCAGGAACATATTATATTTTTGTAAAAAATAAAACTACAGGATTTGTAGAAAAAACAAAAAAAGTATTTATTAGTTGCTTAAATGGCTCTGTAGTTTGTACTATAAACTATACAGTAGTAAGAAATTTATCAGTGTGTACAATTAATACTATACCTGTTAATTCTATTACTAGTATAAATAATATATGTAAATTGAATTATACCCCTATAGTAGCAATTAATCAATGTAAAATTAATTACATTCCTTCTAAAAAATTAAATTAATGTTAACATTAGAAATAATAAACTCAAAATTTGGTAGAGTTGTTCCTGACTCTCCTTTTTTGGCAGTAACTTTAGGGTTTAAAATAACAGGAGCTATAAGTGGAACACCTACTTATCAAAAATCATTAGATGGTATTAATTGGACTAACTTTAATGGAAGTACAAATTATATTTGGAATAATGATGGATTTATAACAGAATATGTATTACCTCCTGGTATATATAGTTTTTATGTTAGAGAAGTAGGTAATGAAAGTAATATAGGACAAATTTTAAATTATAATGTAGAACTTGATGTAAATTCACAAGGATTACATTCTTTAGGAAGTACTCCTAAAATACTTAGTAACTCTATAGAAATAGGTAATAATAAACAATTAACTGTAGAAACTGAAGAGCCTAATCAAGTAGTAAAAATATATGCTAGTCAAACAGTATTAGGTCAAGAAATATTTCCTTATCCTTATATTCCTATTATAGAAGGTATTTCTAATTCTGAAAAATTATTTATAGCATCTATACCTACAGTAAGACAAAATCAAAAATTTGTAGCATCTGCACAAGGAGAATTTGAACTAGAATCTTATTGTGTTAACGGTATTACAGCAGGATTAGGCGTAATAGGAACTTCTAAACAATTATCTATAGCTGTAGCAATAGGCAGTTTGACTGGAACTGGTAGAAATGTTTCAATATCTGTAAGTGGTGGTAGTGGAAATTATTCTATTTCTAAAGGAATAGGAGAAAACTGGTCTTATACTGATAATCAAAGTTTTGAATTACCTTTTGGAAGAAGGTATGTAATAGTAAAAGATAATAATACAGGATTAATATTTTCTAAATCTGTTCATATTATACCTGCTGGACAACAAACTATTACTAATATAGGTTTAAGGTCAGATTTTAGTAGTGTTACTAATCCTAACAATAATTGGTCTTATGGTTATATAGAAAATGGAAATTATATAGCTTTTGATTCTTTTGCAGTTAGAGGAAGTAAACAAGGTTGGGGTAAAGGTAATTTTCAATTACCTATGGTAGGATATGGTGATAATACTAATGTGTTAGATGTAAATTCTATAGTGTTAGCTCCTCATAGTATTGAACAAGGTAGTACTATTGGGTATGGAGAAAGTAAAGCTGTAGTAAGATATACATTTGCAAATGCTGGTGTATTTAATGCTACTAATTTTAGACTTAAAAAACCTACTGTAGGATTATCTTTAAATATTAATTATTATTTACAATATCAAATTAAATTAAATAATTCTGTACTTTATCAAGGAGTTTTAACTGCCAGAGGAGAAGAAGTTAGCATACCTCTTACTAATTTAAATGTACAATCTGGTGATATTTTAAGTATAGAAGTAGATTCTGCGTCTAATTTAGATGATAGTAGTCCATCATTTGATGAACTTCATGTAAATTTTTCAGGACAGTTAGTATCTAGTTCTTATGTATCTCCAGCAGCACCTAATACTCCTACATTAGCTAATGGTACAGGGGGAAGTACTACAGAAATAAATCAAGGACAAACTGTATTAATTAAAACTGCACCAAGTTCTAATTGGATAGTAGTAAGTAAAAATAATATACCTGTAAGTGTAATAAAAACTAATTTAGTTTCTACTGAATATGTTTATACTTTTATAGGAGGTTTGACAGGAAATTATTCAATTAGAAGTGTATCAAATGGAGTATTTAATTCAGGAAGTGCTGTACAATTTAATGTAAAAACTTCAGGAGCTGTAACACCTAGTGCACCTACAATATCTTCAGCCGCAACTATAAGTAAAGGTCAAACTATATCTATAGGAGTTCCTATTATAAGTGATTTATTAGTTTATAAAAATAGTACTTATGTAGCAACTATTAAAGTAAATGCAGTAAATAGTGTAATTAATTATACAGCTTTAGATACAGGAAGTTATACATTTAAAGTATTAAATAATGGATTGTTATCTAATGCTTCTACAATAGTTACAGTAGGAGCTGGTAATACAGATTGTTCTGCGTTTTCAGATAATTTTGTATTAGGTACGTTTACTTCTAATAACTACCAACTCTCTGTTTTTTCTTTAAATGGAAAAAAACTAATACTTCAAACTTTTCCAGATGGTAAAATATTAAGAAATGCAAATTTTATAAATAATCCACTTGTGACATCTAATTACAAAGGTTATGAATCTTGTTTTGGGTATCCTAAAAGTGATATATATGCAGCTTTATCTATAACAGATGTAGGAATAGTTCCTGGTTATAAATGGGGGATTACTACAGATGGTTTAAATGTACCTTACTTAATTGCTGATAATAGTGTTTTTAAAACTTATAGAGTTTGTGCTAATACTCCTTGTGAAAATGAAGTAATACAATTTGCTATATCTAGTACTATAACTAATCCTTCAAATTTACCTAGTGATGCTTTTTCTGACCCAGATGGTACAATAAAAGTTAATAGTCAAAATATAGAAGATGTAAATGGTAATAATTATTATTATAAAAATTTTACAATTCCTTCAGGAGTTTACACAGTATTTTATAAAGCTAAAACAAGTACTTCTACACCAATTTTAGCAGTTAGTCAACAGTTTATTTAATATGGCATCTTTAATAATAAGTATTAAAAATGAACAATTAGAATTTATAGACCCTGCAAAGGGTCTATATCTTTTTGGTATTAGTAGAGTTAATGAAAATACTATTAATGAAAGTACTTATCAATTAAGTAATAGATTTGATAATTTAGTACCAGGACTTTATAATTGGTATGTAAAAGAAATAACTACACAAATAGTTAGAGCTTCTGGTTCTAATATAGTAAAAAATAATGACACTAATGATTGTTATACTAAATTTGTAAATAATATTAATTTAATAATTATACCTAAATTAGAACATAAAAAAGATATTATAAATGATATAGAATGTTTTATAGATGTTAATGGGGAATATTTTAAATTTATTCCTGATTCGGCTATTATAGAAATTACAGGACAAGTAACAGTTACGACTTTTAGTCCATTTAAAGGAAAAATAACATTATGTTAGTAAACGGAAGAGTTGAAGTAGAAAAATATTTATATAATACAGCAGTAGAAACTTTTAGTACATTAGAATTATTAAAATCTACTAATACTCGTATTGGTACTATAGGTATGTTTAATGATGTATTATATTATAGAATTAATAGTACAACTGTAATACCTTTAATATCTTCTTTAACACTTACAGAAATACTAAATAATATAGATTTTGGAAATGTTGTAATAAATAATATTATAACTGATATAACTAACAATCCTGAATTTATAACTAATGTTATTGATAATGTTATTAATGATATAGTAAACAATTCTCAATTTACATCATCTGTAATTAATAATGTAATATCTAAATTAAATGTAGAAGTTAGGTCATTAAAAAATAAAAGTTTATTTTTTGCATTTAATCCTGATATTATTGATGAAATAAAAGAAAATCCAGTATTACCTGAAAGTACACAATCTTGTACTAGTCCTACAAGTGTTAAATTAATAGGAGATTTTAAACCAGTTAAAGGTAGTACATCAAATTATAATGTAGAAGTTGTAGGTAGTAGTAATTATTTAATAAGTTATAGTGTTAAAGGTGGGACTATTTTAACAAATCCTCATGAATCTCCTGTACAAGTATCTTGGAATTTAGTTAATACAGAATTAGCTTCTATAGGTGTAGGAGTAGGTTGTTATACTGATGTAGTAAATTCTAAATATGATTTTAAGTTTTTTACTTTAAGTGATATAAATGATTCACCTTTAATTTATTTTACTACTCCTTTAGCTTATGGTTCAAATTTAGTTTCTTCTGTTAATTCTTTCAATTTAAATCAAATAACTAACTATTTTTCTTCTTTTAATTCACTACAATATTCGAATTTTTTGTATATTAATAATAGTTTAGATTTGATAGTACAAGATGGTTATTACACTAACAATAATTATATTTATAGAATTGTTAATGGTCAAATAACAGAAATAGTAGAAAATAATGTCTGATGTAATACAAGTAATAACAGAAGAAGATTTAGATAAATCTTTAAAAGTAGATGGAGGTACAGTTTTTGTTAATATAGATAATGATACTATAATCAAAGATGTAAATGGTGTATTATCTTCTGTTTCTAAACAATCTGTAATTAGAGGTATTTTAGCTGAAAGCACTCCTAGTGGTTCATTAGTTTATTTTAACGGTAGTAGTTATAATAAATTTAATGCTAGTAATGTTAGTCTATATGATAGATTAGTTGGAATGACTAATCAATCAGGAGCTGCAGGTGCAATTGTAGATATAATAACAGAAGGTGTATGCAATCAAGTATCAGGATTATATCCTAATACTGTTTATTATGCAGGAAATGATGGAACTATAAACACAACACCTCCTACTGTAGGATTAAGAATTTCTGTAGGAAGTGCTTTAACTTCTGATAAATTTAATGTTAAAATTAAAGATAGTATAATACGAATATGATTTCAGGAAAAGCTTTTTTAGTAAAATCTAAAGATGAAGTTATAGTTTATAAACCTATACATAATTCTGAACTACTAGAAGAAATTAAATTTTTTGATAATACATTATATTCTGCTGTAGAAGGTAATAATTGTATAGCTGTAATAAATAGAAATCATAAATCTTGTATTTTTAATAAACAACAATTTAATAAACATTTTGAAATTAAAATTAATTAAATAATTATATTATGGCACTAATTAAATACATTGCTGATGTTAGCGGCAATTTAACAGAAATAAAATTTATAGATGTTTCTTCAGGAACTATTACATATAGTACTACAACTAAAACTAGAAGTGCTACAGGAAGTATAGATAAAGCAATACAAACTAATAATAGTGGTGTTATAGATGAAACTTTATTACCTAAACCAACTGTAATTATAGGAGGAACTACCGCAGATGAGGGTAAATGGGCACAACTTGACCCTAATGGTAAATGGGATTTATCATTAATGCCTGTAGGTATAGGAGCAGAAGTTGTTATAGGTGTAACATCAGAAGCTGTAGCTGCTGGAACTTTTTGTAATATAGCTTCTACTGGAATAAGATTAGCAGATAATTCAGCTGTTGCTAAAAATGCTATAGGTTTTGTACTTGCTACGTTTGCATCAGCTGCTACAGCTACTATGTATGGTATATCAAATAAAAACACAGCTCTTACAGGATTAACAAAAGGTTCTAAATATTATTTAGGTACTGCTGGTGGAACAACTGTTACACCTCCTACAGCCAATAATGCTTTTGTACAACCTTTAGGTATAGCAGAAAGTGCTACAGAATTAGTATTTTCAAATGCTATGTTTGGGTGGGTTAAAACAGTTTAATAAATAAATAATGGCTTTATATAGACCTATAGTAGATATATCAGGAAATTTAATAGAGTTGCCCGATGGTGATTTTATTAGACCTAATTTATTAGGAAATGGTACTCTATCAAGTAGTACAGTATTAACTGGAAATAATACTTGGGTAACAGGAGCTTCTTTTAACTATTGGACAAAAACAGGAAATGATTTAAGTTATGTTTCAGGTAATGTAGCTATTAATATAGTAACTCCAAGTGCTACATCAAAATTACACGTGAACAATGCAGTCGGAAATTCTGTAAGGTTTCAAAATTTCTATTTTTCAAATTCAGTAGAATCAGGCACAGGCTTTGCGAGAGGTGGTATATTTAATAACGCAGAATACATTGAAGAAGGCGGTTTTAAGGTTTGGAAAATTAGAAATATAGGAGCAAATGATGCCGCAGGAATACTGTTTGGGAATAGTGGAACATTGAACTTTATTAGTGTACCTAGTACAGGAACGGTCGATAAGTCTTTAACTCATGCTCAATTATTGTCAAATTCAAGAATAACAATTTTGGCGACTGGATTTGTAGGCGTAAACACAACAGAACCTACACACACGTTTGATGTTTTAGGAACAACAAGAACCACAAATTTACTAATTACAAGTGGAGCAACAAATGGCAACTTCTTAAAGTGCAATAATGTAAACGGTACAAGTGTTTGGAGTTCTATAACGACAAGTGATATATCAAACCTAAGTAGTTGGGCAGGCTCTACAAGTATAACAACATTAGGAACTATAACGGCGGGAACTTGGAACGGCACCGCAATAGCAACTACAAGGGGCGGAACAGGATTATCAGCGATAGGTACGGCAAACCAAATGCTTAGAGTTAATGCAGGAGCAACAGCATTGGAATATTTTACTCCTACATTTATAAGTGGCAACCAAACCATTACACTAAGTGGTATAGTAACAGGTTCGGGAACGACTGCAATAACCACAGCAATAGCCGATGCCGCTTTAAGTATTGCTAAGACATCAGGATTACAAACAGCATTAGATAGTAAACAAGCCACATTAAGCGGAACAGGATTAGTATTATCAACTGCTGGAACAATAACTTATGTTACTAACAATTCAGCTAATTGGAATACAGCTTTTAGTTGGGGAAATCATGCTGGGTTATATATGACTCAAGGTCAAACAAGAACAGATATTAACTCTATAAATAATGGAGGTAATAGATATGACCCTAGTGTAAGTAATCCTACAAACGAGCACTATGCTGTGTTAACTTATGGTAATGGAGGAAATGTTACAGGACAGTTAGCTACTCATTTTGTAAATGGAAATTTATACTCTAGAGGTTATAATAGCACATGGTCTTTATGGAAAAGGTATTGGAATGATACAGATTTTACAAACTCTAATATATCAAACTGGAATACGGCATTTGGCTGGGGTAATCATGCAAGTGCAGGGTATTTATTAGCAAGTACGGCATCAACAACGTATCAACCGCTTGATGCAGATTTGACCTCAATAGCTGGATTAGCAGGAACAAGTGGAGTATTAAGGAAGACCGCAGCAAATACTTGGTCATTAGATACAAATAGTTATTTAACAGCAAACCAAACCATATCAATAACTGGTGATGCTACTGGTTCAGGAACTACATCAATAGCTTTGACGCTTGCAAATGTAGCCACCGCAGGAACATATAGGAGCGTTACAATTAACGCCAAAGGTTTGGTAATCGCAGGAACAAACCCAACAACGGTTTCGGGGTATGGAATTACTGATTTTTATGCTCAAATAGTTAGTGGTTTTGTTACAGGTGCAAATTCAACTGTACTTAATACAGATTCTTTGGAGGTTGCTTTGGAGAAATTGCAAGGGCAGATAAACGGAAGATTTACAACACCAACTGGCTTA